ACAGGCGATTCTGAAGGGGCTATTTTTTAGATTCTGGGTATAGTTTGTGTGTATGTGGTATGACTTGCCCCATCTTTGCTTGTACCACAACATCTTTACAGATTTCATAATAAGGAGAATCTACAGAAAACGATATTCCAGAAAGCTTAAGTTCACCACAATTTTTTAGCCTTGCCAATTCGTGATCTAATCGCATATTTGCAAGTTTTTGTTCTCTTATTTTTTGTTCTGTACTACTAGACCTTAAACAATTATTTTGAAATTTATTTGATAATGGTATAGAAAAAGTTGCAGCAATACCAAAATTAACCCCTAATGAATCCCTGTTTGCAGAATAGTTCTCCTGATCATATAAAATCTCACCAGCATTAGTTAAGTTGCCATTATCATCTGTTGCCATGTTATAAACAGGGGTTGTATATCTTAAATCCTGTGGGCGTTTTTGGTTAAATGTTGAGGTGATGAATGGAGAAATTGTGAGCATACTGGTTTGGCAGACAACACCATTTCCATATTGATTTTCTATAAGATTTCCATTTAAAACTTGTACTGCCTGATTTGAAACTGCTGATGAACTTTGTGCTACTGGAGCCGCAGTTGACGAAGTATTTGCAAGTAGTGGTTGCCCCAAAAGACTTGCTATCACTGGGAAAATATAGTAGTTGTTTCTGTTACAGACTCTGAGGTGATCTGCCTTGAAAGGTCGGTTATTTTTGAGACCGAGGGCTGTTTGTACACCTCTGTAAATTGGAAAGCCCCACCAGCTTGATTTAGTTTGTAATTTGGTCTGCTGTTTAGATCTACTTGCTGCCATGTATAAGTTTCACCATTTAATGTCTGTTGTAAATCAATATATTTAGGATTGATAGACTCGCCATCAGTAGTGACACCAGCCCCAGATACTGAATAAGTCGACCCAGAAAATTCAATAGTGCGGATCTGTTCTGAGATATTAGTCGTTGTCCGAGTGGTGCTTGAAGCTGACCCCTGAGTAAAATTTGGAACCACTGGCATTGCATATATAGGACTAGATAAAAACAGAAAATAATAAACAAACCATTTCATCAATCCATTATGCTTAATTCTGTGACAAATTGACCTACGCAACTTGTACCCGCCCCACCCGCTACGCAAGTATTTGTGGAATTTGAAACTGTTGTGCCGCTTAATGATCCAGCAACACCCCCACTGTAAGATGTGGTTTTTGATAATACAGGAAGATCTGTTATGACCCCTGCTGTAACATCAACACCGCTTCCAACTGAATAAACGTCATCACCTTCTAAGAAAGATTCGCTAAATGTCATGGCAGAGCCTACAGTGTGCATTTCATATGTGCCATTTGTCATTGTTGGTGCTGATCCATTTGAACCAGCAGTCAATCCACCAAAAGATGCACTATCAGAAACTTTTATATTTGATCCAGAAACACTATATGTACTTGCACCACGCTCACCAACTGTATAAGCTCCATCAACCGTTAATTGAATACTATTCGTCATTTTATGCACAACGTCACCAAAAACGGCTGAAGGGAGCATAAAACAGGCAATAAGTAGCAGTTTTTTCATTTAATACCTACATTATTGTTCTTATTATCCACTATAACGTCTTTTTTAGGGTTGTTATTAATACTTTTAGCTTTTTTTGTGTCTCCATTCTTCTTAATATTTAAACCATACTGTGCAGTCACAGCACTAAGCAATCCAGCGGCAAATGTTGTATCAATTTGTCTTGTAGGATTTGGATTAAAGTACGACCAAGAAATAACTCCTAAACTCCAAAAAAGTATAATCATTTGAACCACGTTTGCAATAAGACTTTGACCCTGCTGCTGTTCTTCTTGATCTTCCATGATTTGTAACTACCTAATGTGTGAGGAGATAGCATTTATAGCTAATTTAGGTAGTTAGCCAAAAATAGCAAATATTGGTATGTTTGGAAAGAAACATATTAGAAAAATGACAGCTTTACTTAAACCATTACTTTTAAATTTTGCTAGAAGTGAGAGTCTCAGGAAATTGTGTCTGGAAATACTACGCTACTGCGTAGATAAAACTGATAATGATATTGATAATTCTTTAGTTGATTTGTTGGAGAGTAAATTATTTCCAGTCAAATGACACAAGAAAGTTTTTTCAATATAGAACTTGAAACTCCACCTCCAGAATTGGAATTATCTGTTGAGATGAGATGCAGAGAAGTTATGAACAGTAAAAACTTTGATGAAGTTAAAAAATATTGTACTCACCTAATTAGATATCAGATGAAACAAGATGTATTCTTGGCTGGTATGTTAGGACGATTAGCAGAACTTGAAGCATTACACGTTATAAAACAAACAAGAAAAAAAACATTATGGAAAAGATTTAAGGCTGTGTTGAGCGTGTTCAGATAATCTTCCATCCTCCCAGAAAACTTTGTAATAATACTGATCAACTCCTAATTTATTTTTTCTAGTCAAAGCTTCTTTTACTGTTCCAACGTACTGCTTATATTTGCCAGCAGAATGTCCGATAGTGTGATTTCTTTTTACGGATTGGTTGATTTTAAACTTTTGTCCTACTGGCATTTTGAGTTTTCGTAAGCTTTGATTTCTTTGGCGGTAAAATCTTTTACCTGTAATTTTGGTATTTTATTTATCTCATAATTATGTTTCACAATGGCTGTTCTAATGTGATCATTAATCCAGTTCCCATCATTTACTGTTAGGTCTGCTCTTGAGTCTTTAGTTATATAAATTTTATGATCCACTCCACGAAGTTCTACATCAAGTAATAATCTTACTAAGTTTTTTCTTCTGTTTTCTTGCAAAAATTTTAATTTTTTTCCAGATTGTGTTTCTTCTCGCTTCATTTTCTAATTCATTAATTCGTTTGTTTATAGCATCATATCTGACACAATATTCTTTCATATCTAAATTATTAAACCAGAATTGGTTTTGCAGTTCTGCAAGTTGGTGCTGGTAGTTTTGGATTAGGTCTTTATTTTTCATATTTTTTAATTAATGCTTCAATGACATCTTTTGGCAAGACATCTACAAGGTCAGGATCAAGCCACCCTTTTGGTGGTAGCTGTACCATCAAGCTAAACATATCTTCTCCTTTTCTTTGCCAACAGACCTCCCATAAGATACCACCGCCAAGCAATATCTCAGTATTTGGTGAAGCAAAGACTTTTATTTCTGTGTCCATAATTCAATAAGTCGTTTTAATTCAGCAATTCTTTTTTTTGCTGCGGCAATCTTTTCGGCTGTCTGCATAAATAAAAAAAGGGGCAAAATGCCCCTAAAAATTAAGCCCTCGGTGCTATAGTACCTCGACCATCCACCCATTCTTCCTCAGAATGTGGGTCAATAGACCATTGGCTGCCAAAAATAGTAAACCCAGGGATCTCCTCATAATCAGTTCTTGAACTATATTTTCTAATAGAAGAACCTCCAGGAGTCTCGGCTGCCGCTGCCTGATCTGTAAACCACTTAGCTGCCTTTCTTGCCTCTTCTGGTGTGAAGTCAATTAATAGATAACGATCACAGTCGTTACCACTTTTCTTTTTTCTGTTTGTAATAAATTTAAAACGTGCTGTAAATGCTGATTCCATTTTGTTAATTAAATAGGGTTGTTAGGTTTGTTCTGCCAATCCTCAATATCTTCTCGGTTGTATCGAATAGTGTTATTAAGGATGACAGTCCATTTAGGGCCACTGGGGTGGCCTTTGCGTGTTTTGGTTCTCCAAAGACGCACAGTCTGAGGTTTTACACCAAGCTCTTTAGCTAATTGATCTGAGGTTATAAGTTCATTGCTCATGCATCCTCCTTTTCTAAAATAAGTGTTAATAGTCCATCTCTTTGATCTTCACTGATAGCTTTAGTTTCATATCGTTTTGAGATGTTTGTTTTTAAAATGCCAAGCTTGTTTTTATTATCTGGATTATTTATAAAGGCTTCACATTGTTTGATGAACTGGTCACTCTCAGATCTTTCTATCGGTTTGTTACTTGAGGTGGTGGCTGGTTTGCTGTCTTCAGTTTTTAACCATGCCTTATCTTTATCGTATAAAGAAAGGCCGAATTGATCTCCAAATTGCATCAAGGCGCGTTTTCTTGCATCACTTTCAGCCTCTTTGATTGCTGATTCATGCTTATCTCCAACACCACCCATGCGACCATGACCAGCACCAGTTCCCTCTCGGATAACATTACCGACTGTAATTCTTACCTTTGCAATATAAGAAACACATTTAGGATCTTCAAAAACTAAAGATGTTTCTATAGTTTCAGATGACCAACCATCAAATCCAAAGATGCGGTTGGCTTCTTGTATAACGTGCCAGCTTTCAAGATAAGCCAGTTGTTGACCACCTCCACCACTACGGAAAGAGACATTTTTTTTGTTAATTTTTTGATTTAACAGTTTTTTCTGTTCTTCATTAAAACTCATTTTTCTAAGGGGGTTGTAAATGCCCATCGGGGCAAGGATAAAGATTGAACACCTGTTTGACACCAGCTAGGCCAATCATCAAGCAGGCGACATTCGGCAATTTTATCTAATGCATTTCTACTAAGGTTCTGACCTTCTTGCAACGCATCTTGGTCAAGTTCCCATAAACCGACATCAAATGGATATTCAGATTGCACTACAAGGAAGATAAATCTTTTTGCCTGTGGAATCCCATTTAAATAATGCTTGGCCTGCAGATGGTATTTAAAATTGGCGACTGCCTTTGCAAAGTCTTTTGGGTTTGCTCCTGATCTACTGGTTTTTAGGTCAACAATAGTATCCTTGTTTAACCAATCAGGTCGGCACTTACAGGTAACACCAGAAATGTCATCATCCCACCAGTATGATTTTTCAGCCACACCGAAGCTTAATAACTTCTTGGCATAAGGCTCAGCAAAAACGGCATCACGCATTTTAATGGCATTAGACCAATCTGTTTCTGTAACAGCCGTCATACCTTTTTCTTCAGCCTCTTTTGCTTCCTCCTTACCTTTCTTGGTAGTTCGGGAACTAACAGCGATAAAACGCTTCTCCAGTTCATCTGGTTCTAATATTGCACAATGGGTTAATGTTCCTAAGATCATTGCACTTGTTGGTTTATGTTCTGGCCGATCTGGATTAAGAAAAGAGTTCCAGTAAGCTTTAGGGCCATGAGCAACCATCACCTTTTGCATTGATGCTGAGATAGCAGAATCAGCATGGTAGTTTTCGTTTGATATTTGGGTTGATCCTGTTGTCATGGTCTGTATCCCTCAGAGTGTGGGCCGTATTGCATATAGATCCGAGGCCATGTTCTAAGAATTAAAGTCTTATCATCAGGCATTGCCACAAGTCCAGCCTGTGCTAAAC